ACACCAGAACCAAAAGTTCCAAGTCTTTCGTAAGGCTCAAACGCAGCTAGTCTGTTTGCTTCTCTTTGTGCATCTAATTCTGCTTGTCTCTGTGCTTGTTGGATAGCGCCCACTGATCCTAAAGTACTGATATCGCCTCTTTCTAGACTAGGAACTAGCTGTGCTAATCCTGTTTGAAACTGTGCTTGTCCTAATTGTTGTCCAGCTAAACCTGCTCTTTGTTGTGCAAGTGCTCTTCTATTAGCTAAATCTTGTTGTCTAGCAGTTTGTGCTTGACCGAAACCTTGTTGTAATAATCCTGCTTGTAGTAATGCTCTTTCTCTAGCTTGACCTGTTCCAAACTCTGCAAGCTGCACTCCTGCTCTACCTGCACCAAGAACACCAAGCTGTGCTTGTTGATCTCTGATTTGTTGTTCTTGTATTGCTCTGTTTCTATCGAACTCTTCTAAAGTAGCGTCAATAACTTGCGTTTGATATGGAGACATATAAGAAGATACAGAACCTGCCCCTGTACCAGCACCTGTTCCTAATAATGCTTCCGCTCCTGCAATACCTGTAGCTGCAGTTCCTAATTGTGTTGCCGCATCTGCTGCTTGTGTTTGTGCTGCAGTTACAAACGGCTGAAAAGACCCAATACCTTGATCAGCTAAAGTAGCTGCTCTAGTTTGTAATGCATCTTGTGCTGCAACTGTAGGTGCAAACTTAGACGTATCTATGGCTTGCGAAGTTAACGCAGTGAGCTGTTTACCATAATCGGTTGCTAAATCTTCTATAAACTGTGGTGGTAATACTCTTGATTCTTGTACGGCCATTATAATACCCTATTCTCCAATTGTTTCATTGTTTTATACATTAGATCGGCTCCCTTATCAACATTTCCTCCACCTGCTGCTTTTACAGCATCAGCTGTGAATACAAACTCGTTCTTTGATAATCTAGCAGGAACATCGTCGGCCTTCTCTTTTTTACCTAAAGGCACAAAACCACCGCCTCTAAGGTCCATCTCCATACCTCCTAGACTCATTACTCCGCCATCTTTTGCCATCGTTCTATCTGATTTTTTGGCTTTGGACATTTTTTCAAACTCTTGTCTTGCTTTATCTGCTGCGTCTTTAGGGGATAAACCCATGTCTAAATACTTTTCAAAAAGATTTTCTAAAATCTCGTCATTTTCTAAATTGGATGCCATCATAATACCGCCATCTTTTTTATTTTTTCTTTTTTTCATGGCTTCTCTTATTTGATCTATTACACCATCTTCTGCACCATCTACGTATGTTTTAATAAGGTCATTATCAGCACCTCTTTTAATTAACATTTCTATTTGGCCTATGGATACTTCACCACCATCTTTTAAAGCTGCTAAACCACCCTCTGCAGCAAACTTAGGTCCATAAGGTTTTTTTCTGTATTTAAAAGCTTTTTTCTTTTTAACTTTTCCACCGTCTTTTAAAGCAGAGTCGGCTCTTACTAAAAATGGATATTTATCTTTTAGAGCATCTAGAGCATCTTGACCTTGTGCTGTAGCATCTTGAACTTCTTTTCTAATGGCTTGTATATCTAAACCTGTTTCTTTTGATATTCTACTTGCAATAGTATCCGTTTCCTCTTCTTGTTTTCCAGACATTAAACCACCTGCTACAGAGGCTCCTAAAATACCTAATCCCGCCTTACCGCCTAATTTACTTAAAAGCCCTGTTCCAGCCACTCTACCTCCCATATCTCCAGGAGTTCCTAATAAAAAATTACCTATACCAGTTTTCGCACCTTGAAAAAATGATGCACCTGGTAAATTACTAAAAGCAAAACCTTTTCCACCAAAAGCTGCTCCCCCACCTAAGCCATAAATAGCAGCTCCCGCTAATGCAGCTTTACCTATTGGACTTTTAACAATTTTCTTAACTGCTTTTTTAGCTTTTCTAAAAACTTTTTTAATAAAGTATGATGGTATGCCTGTTTGATTTACAGGTTCACCTGCTCCACCTATCGCTCTTAACAACGCTGCTTCATCATCATTAATGTATGCTAATGATTCACCTGGAGGTGCCATTCTCTCGGCATCATCTATAGATACTTCTCCACCATCAGCTGCTTGAAATCTTTCTGGTAATGTGAACCTTTGTACAAATTGCATATCACTTGCTGGTGTTTCTACGTCAGTTGGTAATTTAGGAATAACAGGCATAATTGGTTTTACAGCTTGTACAATTCCTGTTTCATTATCTCCGTCAGGAGTTGTTGGAGGAGTACGTCCTTTTGTTAAAGCAACTTCGTCTACAATGTTAGTAACTTTAGGTTGTTTGTTTCTGTTAAAAAAATTTGAAATATCCATGGTACCTCTAAGTGCGCCATATGTAGGAAAAATAAATCTTGCAGCGGTATCTATTCCACTTATAACCCTGTCTCGAACAGGTGTTTTTTGTGTAGGCTGACCAACAGTAACTGCATCTGGTGCGTTATCTCCTCCTCCAAAAGTATCTTCAGGGCTTCCGCCACCAAACTCTCCTCCAGCAGCAGCTCCTGATACAGCATCAGAATCTCCATAATCTATAAAACTTGGAATACCTATAGGCGTCATGATACCAGAGCCACCAGCATCTTTTAACATCTGTGCTTCTTTTGGATTTATGTATGCAAGAAACTCACCTTTAGGTGCCATCATTTTGGCATCATCTAATGATACTCCACCCTCTGCCATTAATTGTCTCGCTATTTGTGATCTAGTTATTGCCATTTTTTCACACTACTTGGTTTTAGGGAACAAATCAAGCGAAGGCATGATTACCTTAACATCTCTTCGGATGTCAGATTCTGGTACGCCTTTTGCTTTCCATTCTTCCTCTGTATTGTATTTTTCTCCTGTTTTCAAGTTAGATATTGTAGTTATTATCTTTTCTGGCTTTATTGTTTCCATTATGTGGTTACCTCTCTTGGTTCTATTTCTAATATTGAAGCTACAACATGCAGCTCATTTGCATCGGTAGCTTGGACTTTCAAAGCCTCACTAGCCTCCATAACAAGAGGTTGAGTCAATAGCTCTGTTGTGGCATTTGAAGATATAGCCTTACTTTTAAATAAGCTAAATATGTTTGACGATGCGTCCACTAAAGTCACCGTAATACTAGCTCCTGATCCTGCATCTTCAGATACTAAAATTGATTTAACTACAGCAGTTTTAAATGATGGTACTGTATAAAGTGTTGTAAGATTTGTAGTCGTTAAATCTGCTTTTTTATTTATAAAACTATTAGCCATTAATTTAAAAAGAAGTTTTCAGCTTCCATCTCATCTTTTAATTCTTGTTGATACGTTGTATTTAATTTTTGTATAACACCATCGAGATCTCTAACCTGTGCATCTGCTACAGATTGTTTATATATCTCACTAGGTCTTGTTAATACTTGTACTATCTTTGCCATTATCTTCTTCCGTCTGGTTGTACATCTAATCTAAAAGTTCCTACTTTCCAATCTTGACTAGTGCTTGTGTTTTCTATTTTTAAAGCCACAGCTCTTGCTCTAGCTCTTGTGTCTACTTTAGTCGTTGATGAGCTGACTGTAAAGGGGCCTAATGATGAGCTAGCTGCTGTATCATTAGAATAATTCTTTAAATTTAATGTAACTTGTGTATTACCTGTTTGAGATATAAAGTCAGGTATAAATCTTCTAACCTTCATTAAAAATTCACCATCTCCTCTAAAAGTTACACCCTGTCCTTGAGTTTGAGTAATATCAAAATCTCCAGATAAAATGTTAGCTGTAATCGCAGTGACTGTTCCACCTTTTACTTGATCAGTTCCTGTTTCGTGTTGGTAATATGTGGATATTCCATCTGTATTTCCTTGAACATATGTAGAAGATGTAGATGCCTCTGCGCTATTAGCGTCGTATTCTAATGCATGGGGTTTACCAAAGATAGCTGAATCTTTCCAAACTGTTCTAGCTAATGTTCCAATAGTCCAAATTGGTCTTTGTGGTGTTGAATCTTGATAATTATAACAAACCATTTTATTCACTACACCTGATGTTGAACTTGGATAGAACCACATAATCTCACCAAACAAGTTGTTAAGTCCTGCACTAATCATTTGATTACCAGAATCTAAATTAATATCATCATAAACAAAATCTTCTACTAAACACGGTAACGTTTCAAGTGCACCAGCATATTTAAAGAAACCATTTTCAGATAACCAGTAAGCTGCACCATCAACCTCTACAACTGCATTCTTACCAGCAAGTCCGCAGTTTGTTCCTACTTGTGTAAAAGCAAATGTAAATGGTTGACCAACAAATCTTTGTAAGAATAAAGCTGTATCTGTATAAACATAGATCGCATCTCTACCTCTAATAGCTCCCATGATCCGTGATCCGTCGGCAAGTCTTTGTGTGCCTGCTGTATTGGTTGCTGTAGGTGTATAAGTGTTAATATCTTCTTGGTCCGAGAATCTAATAAACATATCATCTTGAGTTGACTTTGTACCAATCGTGGTTTCTGTACCAAAGAATACTAAGTGTCTATCAGGTGTAGACACTAACATGTGTCTTGATGCAGTAGGTGCACCAGATATAATTGTTGCTCTGTTTGATGTAGCATTTGTAGCTGCTGAATCCCATTCAAATACTTCGCCATCAGCAATTAAACAAATAGCTTTATCACCGAAATTATCTAAGGACCATGATCCAGGCTCCAAAACTAAGTCACCAGATGCAGCCTCTCCCCAAGCTACAAAGTCAGAAGTATTTGTAACTGTATCTCCTGAAGTGTGTGATGCTGCTGTTGTGTTTCTTACACCTCTTGTTACACCTGTTAATGTGTTTGTAGATATACCTGTGTAAGATATTTCTTCTGTTCCGACTTTTATAAAGTTAGTTCCAGAGCTTGGTAATTGTGAAGCGTCATTAACTGTAATACTTGTTGCAGCTGCAGATATATCTCCTGATAAAACAGTTGTGTATGCTCCTACAGCCTGACCGCCCCAAGTTCCAAGTGACCAACCAAGTCCTTGTGCTTGAACAGCTGGCCCTACTCTATAATAGTGTTGAACTCTAATACCACCTGATTCACTAGCACCAGAACCTGATTCATTAGATGGCATCGTTATTGTAATCGTGTTTGATGATGGTACTGTTGTTACCATAAATCTTATGTCATCAAAATTAGCCGCTGCAAAATTAGAATTTGTAATAGATGAAAAATTGTCTAATAAAATAATATCTCCTGCTTGAATACCATGATCTCCAGAAAAATTTATTGTAACAGAAGCTGATCCGTTAGTTGTGCTAAATGCGTTTGATAAAGTGTTTGTAGATTTAATAGGATGTATGTCATAAAATACACCTCCTGAATAAGCATATAAAAT